ATACTTCAAGCAGTTGACCGCCGAGCGATTGGTGACGGTCAAGGACAGGCGCGGCTTCCCGCATCGGGAGTGGCGCAAGCTGCGTGAACGCAACGAAGCCTTGGATTGCCGCGTTTACGCCCGCGCTGCGGCCTCGGCGCTCGGCATCGACCGTTTTGGCGATACGACATGGCAAAGACTGGAACGCGCGCTGGGAAGCGCCGTGCAGCCGCAGAGTGAAACGACAGAGATCAAAAAACAGACGCAGCCCGCCTCGGAGCGGCGCGTTATCAGGAGCAATTACCTATGACCTACACGACAGCACAACGCGATGCCTTGAAACAGGCCATCGTGAGCGGAGTTCTGCGCCTGTCTTATGACGGGAAGAACGTCGAATACCGCTCGATGGCCGAATTAAAGGCCGCGCTCAATGAAGTCGAAAGCGCTCTTGCCCGCGACAGCGGGAAACCGCAGACGCGTCAAATTAAAATCTACGCCGACAAGGATCTTTAAGTGAACATCTTTTCCCGTATCAGCGCGGCGATGAAATTCGCCGCGACCGGACGGCTGTCCGCATCTGCCTTTGAAGGCGCAATGCAAAACCGCCGTTTGATCGCCTGGAAGGCCACGCAGGAGAATATCAATACACTGTTGGCTTCCGGTGGTGATCTTTTACGCGCTCGCGCCCGCCAGATTGTGCGCTCGAACCCTTACGCATCCAATGCCACCGAAAGTTTTGTCGCCAATGCCGTTGGCGCAGGCATCGTGCCGTCTAGCCTGATCACGGATACCGTTCTTAAAGATGAATTGCAACGAATGTGGCTGGCATGGACGGATGAATCTGATGCCGACAACCTGACAGATTTTTATGGCCTGCAAGCTCTAGCAGCCCGCGCCATGTTTGAGGCTGGGGAATGCTTTGTGCGCTTTCGTCCGCGTCGTCCCGAAGATGGACTGACGGTTCCCTTACAGTTGCAACTGTTGGAAGCCGAGCATCTGCCGTTCGAGAAGAATGAAATCAGCGGCAACGGTAACCAGATCCGTTGCGGTATCGAGTTCGACAAGATCGGTCGGCGCGTTGCATACCATTTTTACCGCAAGCACCCAGGCGACAACACCGACCAGAGCGGTAAAGGCGAGATTGTCCGCGTACCGGCAAGCGAAATCCTGCACCTTTATCGCCCAGAGCGTCCAGGTCAGATCCGTGGCGTGCCGTGGATCTCGCCTGCGCTGGTCAAACTTTATCTGCTCGATCAATACGACGACGCGGAGCTTGACCGTAAAAAAGTCGCGGCATTATTTGCGGGATTCATCACAAAAAACGCGCCGGAGGACAATCTTCTGGGCGAAGGTGCACCAGATGCCGCAGGTAGCACTATCGCGGGACTTTCTCCTGGCACAATGCAAGTCTTACTGCCTGGTGAAGACGTAAAATTCTCATCACCCGCCGACGTAGGCGGCTCTTATGAAATGTTTCAATACCGTACATTACTCGCGGTTTGTGCGGCCATGGGTGTTCCTTACACTAATGTCACGGGAGATCTAAAGGCAGCGAATTATTCCAGTATCCGCGCAGGGACGGTTGAATTTAGACGGCGTATTACCCAGTTCCAGCACGCAACACTTGTTTTTCAACTCTGTCGCCCAGTCTGGAAACGCTGGCTGGAAACGGCAGCGCTGTCCGGCGCTCTCAATATGCCAGGTTTTGCAAACGATCCTGCGAAATATGCGGCGGTCAAATGGATTACGCCGAAATGGGAATGGGTCGATCCACTTAAAGACCGTCAAGCCGAGAAAATTGCACAGGAATGCGGCTGGAAAGCGCCCAGCGACATCATCGAGGCCGAGGGCTACGACGTCGATGAAACCTATCGCCGCATCGCCGCCGATCAGAAGCGCGCGGACGCACTTGGTATTCGACTTGGAAAACCTGAGCAGCAGCCCACGCAACAGCCGGAGCTACCCGCCCAGGACGACGAAGAGAAAAATAAACCCTCCGACAAAGACGACGAAGGAAATCAATGACAATCTTGCCACATATCGCAGGGCGCGTGTTCGACGCGCCCCTTCTGATCGCGCGCGCTAAATTGGACACTATCCTTGGTGTGCTGATGCCGCGCCTGCAGGGTAATGCTCTGCCGTTCGGTGCAAATCCCGTCACGCGGAATTACCAGATCACGAACGGCATCGCCATTATACCCATCGTCGGGACACTGGTGCGCCGGACAGTCGGCCTTGAAGCGCAAAGCGGCCTGACCAGTTACGGCACCATCGAAGATCAGTTGGAAATGGCGCTGAAAGACAACAGCGTCAAGGCAATAATGCTCGATATCGATAGCCCAGGCGGTGAAGCTGGCGGCGTTTTTGATCTAGCCGATAAGATTTTCTCCGCGCGCAAGGTGAAGCCGATCTGGGCTGTCGCCAACGATGAGGCTTTTTCCGCAGCCTATGCCATCGCGGCAGCTGCAGATCGTATCTATCTCTCCCGCACAGGCGGGGCCGGATCCATTGGCGTCATCGCCGTACATCTCGATCAAAGCCAGGCCGAAGAGGACGCGGGTTTGAAATACACCGCGATCTTTGCTGGCGCACGCAAGAACGATCTTTCGCCACATGAACCTTTGACCGATCCCGCCCGCGCACAACTGCAGGCGGAAGTGGATCGGATCTACGAGCTTTTCGCAACAACGGTCGCGCGCATGCGCGGCATCGATCTTGCCGCCGTCAAGGTGACAGAGGCGGCCTTGTATTTCGGCGATCAAGCGATTGCCGCAAATCTTGCCGACCAGATTGGGACGATGGGCGACGCCTTGTCCGATCTTTCCAAAAAAGTCGCCCGCCCATCATCAACCTCAATTCGAAATCTGAAAAAGGAGTTACGCATGCCGGAAAATACACAACCCGTCGAGGATATGGATCCTGAAATGGAATCCATTCCCGACCTCGCGGCCTTGAAGGCCGATCTGAAAGAAGAAGCACAGGCCGAAGCGCTGGCCTATGTCGCCGAAGTCACCGAACTGTGTCAGCTCAGCGGCATGGCTGACAAAGCTGCCGCCTTTATCGCCAAAGCGGTTCCTGCCGCCGAGGTGCGCAAGGCGCTGCTGGAAGCGCGCGCATCCAAAGCAGATGCCACGGCCATCGCTGGTCAAAGCCCCGTCAACACTCCCCCCTCCAACGCGGAACCGAAGATCGACACGGCGGCGATCTACGCGGCACGCAACAAGAAAGGAAACTAACCCATGCCTGAACTGACCGAAGGCCAACACAAGGCCGAATATCTGGTGACGGAAGCCAACGGCACGCTATCGCGTGATGCCGTGACGGTATTGTCCGGCCAAAACCTCCAACCTGGCCATGTGCTGGGCAAAGTCGCCGTTGGCACCGCAACGGGCGCAGCCGTATCGGGTAATACCGGAAACGGCGCGATCAGCGCGGTCTCTGCGGGCAGCACCGCCAAATCCGGCGTCTACACCGCAACCTGTATCGAACCTGCTTCAAACGGCGGCACGTTTACGGTTGAAGATCCGGAAGGCGTCATTGTCGGTACGGCTGTCATTGGCACGCCTTTCGCTGGGCCTGTCAATTTCAGCATTGCAGACGGCGCAACCGACTTCGTGGCGGGTGACCGCTTCCGGATCACGGTTGCGGAAGGCTCCGGCAAATACAAGGAATACAACCCCGCCAACACGGACGGTTCGCAAACCGCCGTGGCGATCCTGCTCGATGCCGTGAATGCCACGGGCGGCGATCAGGACGGTGTTGTCATCGCCCGCCATGCCGAAGTCAACGCCGCAGAGCTGATCTGGTTCTCCGGCGCGGACGCAAACCAAAAAGCTGCTGGTCTCACGCAGCTTAAAACCCACGACATCGTCGCACGATAAGGAGAAACACAAATGCCTACACTCGATATTTTCGGTAACTCAGCCTTTTCGCTGACGTCTCTGACGGACGCGATCAACAAGGTGCCGTTCATTCCTGGACGGCTCGGCCAACTTGGCATCTTCGATGAAAGCGGTGTGTCCACCACGTCCGTGATGATCGAAGAGCGCGAAGGTTCCTTGACCCTGATCGAAACCAGCCAGCGCGGCGCACCTGCGCAGCAAAACCAGCATAACAAGCGTAAAGCTCGTTCGTTGGTGGTGCCGCACATCGCCCTGGAAGACACCATCCTCGCCGACGAGGTGCAGAATGTCCGTGCCTTCGGCAGCGAGTCTCTGCTGGACGGCGTGCAGAACGTGGTGAATTTCCGTCTCGCGGAAATGTCGCGCAAGCATGATGCCACGCTGGAGCATTTGCGTATCGGTGCGATCAAGGGCCAGATTCTCGACGCAGACGGTACGACGGTGCTTTACGATCTCTTCAATGAGTTTGGGGTATCGGCCTACGGCGAGATTGACTTCGATCTCGACAACGCCACACCGGCTGCAGGCGCCGTGCGCAAGAAGTGCCATGACGTAAAGCGCAAAGTCGAAGACGAATTGGGTGCGGCTCCATACGACCACATCCACGCCTTCTGCTCGGCCAGCTTCTTTGACGATCTGGTTTCCCATCCGGAAGTCACGGAAGCCTATCGCCGCTATCAGGAAAGCTCTTTCCTGCGCGCGGGTCTGGCACGCACTGCATTCGAATACGCTGGCATCGTGTTCGAAGAATATCGCGGAAAAATCGGCAGCATCGATTTCATTCCCGATAACAAAGCGCACTTCTTCCCTGTCGGCGTGCCTGGACTGTTCCGTCAGTACAACGCACCAGCTGACTTTGTGGAGACGGCGAACACCATCGGTCTGCCGCGCTACGCCAAGCAGGCCACGGATCAGGAGTTCGGTCGCTGGGTTAAACTGCACACGCAGTCGAACCCGCTGCCGATCTGCACTCGTCCGAAAACGCTGATCAAAGGCAAACGGACTTAATCCCGTGGCCTTTTCCGGCAT